GGGTTTATACCAAAGAAATTTGATAGTTCTGATATTGGTGTTCTTTTTGTATGACTAGCACTTGTATCTGAAATAACAATATTATCATCATTTGCTATCTCTGATGATGTCATTGCCACCATTGCTGAAATCTTTTTATCTGCCATTTCTTATAATCCTTTATTTCTTCTTTTATGTTTGTTCATTGAACTTGTTTTTAATTTTGTTTTTTTTGGATTGCCAATTGAAGTTCGTTTTGAGATCCTCTCATGTTCCTTATAATAAAAACCTTTTCTCTTAGCCATTTGGTGAAATCGGCTCAGAGGTATCTATTTGATAAGTTCTTCCTTCTTCAATGATAATGTTATCGTTTGTTTCTTGTATAGTGATTGAAAAAGAACCACCACTGCCATCATCACCAAGTAAGTTCCACCCACCAACATCAGTTCGTCTGCCTCTATATCTTGCAGGAGAACGAACATTTTTTCTTTGAGTTAATCTTCCGCCTAACATTATCTAGTACACTCAGTTATATACATAGTTCCAGTTTGAGTTGCGAATTTTAAAACCGCCATTTTTTCTCCCTCTGGTATAACAATGTATTCAATAGTATATGCAGGTAGCATAGCTGATGAAGTCGTTGCAGTCGGATTAGTACCGAACTCTATGTGTGTATCACAAGATGCAATTACTCTGTAAACATTTAACTTACCACTTACTGCGGTAGATTGTGCAGAGGATGAACCTACTGCGACTGTTTGCGTTGTACCTAAAATATATGAAGTTGGATAGCCACCTATTGCCATAATTTTTTCCTTTATTTAGTTAATGAAGTTATATAAGCAGAACCAGAACCACTTGCAGTTCTTATCCCAACTTTTTCACCAGAACTTATCCCTAAATACAATTCTGTATCTGCGGGTATATAAGCATCACTCACTGTTGCGGTAGGGTTAGCGCCAATAACAAAATGACTTGCTTGAGAGCAAATCAATCTTATTGCGTATATCCCTTCTGCAATTGCAGATGATTGCGCTGATGTTGTTGATATTGCAATTTTGTCTGTGCTTTTATCTCTGTATTCCATTTAAAATCCTTATTGAAAGATAGTAGGGGTCAAACTAATGACCCCCACTATTATAGTGATTACGATGTTGTTAAATCTGCAACCGCACCATTACCGCTTTCGTTTTTAGCGATAAGAGTATGTTCACAAGTTAGCAACCAATGTTTTGCATCACCAGTTTTTGCTAGTTCTTCAACTTTATAATCTCTTAAAGTTGAAAGCGCCCATAGATCAGGGTCAATTACAAAGCAATCTCTAGCGCGTTGATGTCTAGAAGGATGAATTGTAAGTTGTCCGAAATCTGACTGGTAAACACTAACACTGCCATAGACAGTATTGTCTTTTGTGTCTCTGTTTACAGTGACAGATGCACCACCAGTAAATACTGATGAGATTTTTTGCTTATTGAATGATCCAACATAAATGTTTTTTGCATCCCCGCCTGAATCCCAAATTCCTTTGAGAACAGTTTTAAGCAAATCTTCTGTCATTGCTCTTTGAGTTCCGTCAGTAGGAGCATCTGAGCCATCCCCAGTTGGGTCAGCACCAGAACCACCACCTTTTGATCTGTTAGTGGCAACCCATGAACCTACACCCGCAAGTTTTCTAGCAGTTGTAGTTCCACCTGATACCTTTGCACCATTTTGCAAAAGAGCAGATTCAATGTCGGTTTTTAATTCCTTCGCCCTCTTACTTAATGTGTAAGCTGAGAAGGTACTCATTGCACTGTGATCCACACTATCTTGTGTACCAGAAACCGCGAATGATTTTGCAAAGATCTGACACATGTTGTCTAATCTTGTGACATCCGCAATAGCAGTAGCACTGTATGTTTCACCTTCGAGTTGAGCATTTGTTGTACTCGGTGTTGCTAAAGTATCTTTTAAAAATTCTACTTTAGTATTTTTTGCGTTTTCTTTTCTTAGGGAACTAAGGAAAGGTGTTTCGTATGGAGAGATATTAGATATTACATCTGAAAGTTGCTCTCGAATACTTGCATCTTGCCCACCTGACGCATAGGTGTTCCCTGCATTTGTGACGATAGCCATATTAGTTATCCTTTTTTATTAGTTATTAAAAAAAAGAAGATTAACCATTGAATATGTCTTTTAGCATTTCTGTTGCATCATCAAGTGAACCAGATTTTTTCAATCTAGCCATTTTATCATTAGATAATTTTCTATTTCTAGCACCTTTACTTAATGCAACTCCACCTTTAACGACTTTAGGTGTACCTTGAACTTTCTTACTAACTCTAGGATTTGATTTTTGAAGTGCGTTCCATTTCATGCCATCCCTTATCAGTTTGACATATCTATGGTCATTAACATTATTGACTTCATTGTCATTAAATCCCATACCAGTTAAGTAAGTTCTCATGTTATTTACGAATTGAGCCTTTTGACCCGCATCCCGCATTTCAGGAATTTCTAAATACATCTTGCGTTCTTCTTCTTTAAGAACTTTTTGCATTTCCTCATTCCTTATTTTCGATGCCTCTTGATCTTGCGCTTGTAATTGCATAGCGCGTTGTTCAAGTGCATGTTTTTTACGCATCCCTTCTACTGGGTCGCGTTGCATGAGTTCGTTCAAATCACCCGCGTCTAATTGGAGTTGTTGTCTAGCCATAGAAGTCAATTTTTCAAGATTATTTAGCTTGTCTGTGACAATGCTATTATCTTTACCTAATTGTTCTTGATGTTGTTGCTTTTCAATACTCAAAGACTCGGTTTTTCTTCGGTAGTCTGATTCTCTTTGATAACCCGCTTTCAGTTCATCTAAATTAACATCGAATGTTTCACCTTGAACCTTAACAGTATAAGTTTGTTCTGTTGGTTCTTCTGGAATTTCCGTTGTTTCTAGATGCGGTTCTTCTGACTGTTGCTCAATAGAATCTTCACGCGTATCAGCAGATTCATCAACGACTGCTACTTCCGATTGCGGTTGAGTAGTGTCTAGTTCTTCCTCTGTTTCAACTGGTGCTTGTTCAACAGTTTCTTGTTTTGCACTGTTAGTATCGTTGCTTAAACTTGACAAATCGTTGTTCGGAACACCGCTTTGTTGTAAAAGACCGACTATACTGTCAGTTGCATTTGATATTGAACCATCATTTTCCATAATGATAGACCTTTCTTTTAAATGTTTAGTTTAATTACTAAACATATTCATCAGTTCCCAATTGGGTTGACTCTATGAATACCTTAAAACTTTTTTAATGATTTTAATTGTTCATTAGCCAGTTTCCCAGTAATGACAATTTCTTTTAGGTGATCTTCTATTTTTTCTAATGTTTTATAGTGAACAAGTAAATTCAATCTATGTTCATTATCACCTATGTCTGTTTTTATAATTTCGTCTTTATAATTTTCTTTAAGAGTTGTAAATGCCTCTTGTAGTAATTCATCTTTTAGCAAAATTTCTGCGCGAACACCACGATCATTTTCTTTTGCTAATTTTAATTCTTCATTTTCTTTTTGCATAAATCCTTCCTTAATCCAAAAATTTAATCACCAAAGGTTCGTTTGAATCCCCTTTATGTAATATGTTTGTGTTATTACTATACTTCTTAGGATCAAGTCTTGATAACTTCCAATGTATGTGGGTCATCTTTAACTTGATCGCATTAATAAACGACATGTCCTTCTTCCCTTTTTCACGCGATTCATTAATTGCTTTTGTTAATTCATCTTCTAAATCGGACAACTCTAAGTCTAGCGCTGACAATTTAGTTTGATGATACCTATTCATCAATTCTGGGTCTTTAATGAGCCAATTATTCCAAGATTGAAAACTCAAGTCATGTTCTTTTAAAACTTGTTTTATCGTCTTAGCTTTTATTAGTTCACTTAAAATAGATTCTATTAATTGTTTACTCTTTTTTGCCATTTACATTATTCATAATTCATTAAAGAATATTTGAACTTTTGAAAAATAATATTTTAGATAGTCTAAGAAACTTTCCCCAATTACTGATGCGACTAAATCAGAAACATAAATTAAAAATACAGATACAATAAATATTAGAATTGATAATACAAACATCCGAACTACCATTTCAAAAGTATCTAACCAAGTAAATCTACTCATAATTTATAAAACCTTTCTCAATTATTCCGTTGGTACATCTGGCGGTAAATTAGGCATCGGCATTGGCATCGGTGCGTTTACATCAGGTGCATCAACTGGGTTTGGAATTGGGTTTGGTCGAGGCGCATTAATCGGCACGGAAGGAGTCTGTGGTGAAGGTGCTGATCGCATCTGCGCCTCTAATTTCATTACATCACTAGATAGTTTGGTATCTCTTTTGATTTCCTCTTGATCTATCTGTGTTTTGTATTTCAACTCTAGGTCTTTGATCTTAGTTTCAAACTCAAGTAGTTTTTCTCTATGTTTCAATTCAAGTTCTTTATTGCGTTGCTCCAAATCCATCATCTTGCGTTGGTTTTCACCTTGTATCTGCGCCATAGAAACTTTTTCAAACTCAGAAGGTTCTTTAGGTTCTTCTGGTGGCATTTGTTGTTGTCCTTGTGTTGGGTTCATAAAGAATTGGTCTACATCTTTTAAACCCGCAGTCTCAACTATTCTTTGTAGTGTAGTATAAATTTTATTGATATTAACTATCGGTGCATCTGGATTACCTTGTAGTTCCATTGCTTGTATCTGTCTTTCCAAGATAGAATTAAGCATTGTCAATTGTTGTTCTCTATTGCCATTACCTAAACCAGAAGTCACAGTAATATCGCATCTACTTTTCCACTCATAAGGTTTAAATGGAATAAACTCTCCATGTACTCTAATTATATCTTCTTTGTCTTGATGTTTAATTACACATTCTAAAATCTTACGACCTAAATCGTTGATCCCAGTATTAGAGAAAGTTCTTGCAAAAAATTCCATTCTTCCTTGCGCTTGGGTCATAACTTGGTTTACACCAGACGCAGTTCTCGATTTAAGAGCATCAGCATCTAACCCTTGCCCAACCTTAGTCACACCAGTTCTTTGTTCTTTTAAACTGTCATAATACTCAAGCATTGGGTATGCAGTGTCGCCAATTGATTGAACTGGCATAGATTGTACCGCATCAGAAGGAGATCCTTTTACTCTAACAACCATATTTGGTCTGTTGGTCAAAATGTCCGATAGGTTTGTGACACTATCATTAACAATCAAACGATTATTATTGATACCATAAATATTATCGTTCAATGCACGAATAACATAAGTTTTTACTAATTGAATATCCTCAACCAGTTCGGCAACTGAACGACCATAAAATCTGTGTGGCATGATAATAGGGGTCATACTAACAAATGGCATCGTGTCGCAAGGTTCATCATCTAAAAGAATACTTGCATGTTCACCGCCAACAGTGACCTTCCTTAAAACTGCCTTACCATCACCCTCATAATCACATCGAATATAACACTCATAGACATCCGTTTCTTCGGTAGCATAATCACTCGTCTCACGACCAAAATTATTCTCAATGCCTTTGAACCTAGCACTTGCCTCTGAATTTATATCTACTTGATTTTTACTCGGCAGAGTATCAACTATATCGCGATCATATCCCGACTCAATTAGTTCACCTCTAGTCTTAGTTGTTCTATGTGCGCAAAAGTTTGCCTCATCAATTGTCTTAGCACGACTTTCAATTAAAAATTCCTCTGGGGGAATACCCTCAACACAACATTTACCCTTTTCATAACTTCTATGTATTACTACATCGTGTAGCATTGGTTTTGGTGTTTCAGGGTCTTGATCCTCACCGATTCCCATGCCCATGTCATTAGGAATTGGCATTTGAGGTGCAGAATAATTATTTGTCGGATTATCGTCTGGATAATCAGTATGTTCTATGACTTCAACATTTTTATCATCAACTAACAAAGTAAATTCAGCATCAGATAATCCCTCATATTCTTCGCGTTCTACTTTGTCTGATTTATAATAATATACCTTGCAAACCCCATTCTTCTCAATGAGAGCATCTTTTATGTAGTTATGTAGAACTAACCACCCATTATTCTTTTTGAAAAATACATGGTTAATATAATTCGTTGCTTGTTCGGAAACCTCAACATCATCCGCGCCTACTGGTTCACATCGCCATAATTCATTACTGGATGTAAATATGCGCATTAAGTTCGCCATCAAAGGTTCTATTGCATCACTAACATCAGAAGATACCACTTGAGAACGACCATCAATCTCATTACCTAGTCTTTCACTTAAATAGTAATCTAAAGATTTCTCTCTCTGTGATGACAAAGTTCCACCATCAACACCTTGAGAGGTGCTAATATGCTGACCTAATAATGATTTTAATTCTGTTTCTGTGATCTTTTTATTCTTTCTAGCCACTAAACTATTCCTCTATTTTCTAATTCTAAGGGTTTTTCCCAATTTGTTATTGTTGCACCGCCCATAACCATTCCATACCTCAAAGCATCTGCCGAATGTGATGCGTTATCGTGTTTAGGTCTGTTTCTGTAAATTCGGTGTCTTGAATCAAATACTTTCGTATATGCCTTTAAATGTTGTATTCCCATTGCACAATTGGTTTCATCAAACCAAAAATTATCAAAATTATGCCTGACTGCCTCAATACCATCGTTCAAAGGTAATTTGGGTGCAATTTCGATGTTGCCAACCCCCAAACCAGATAATATTTCAAATCTAGAGACCCCAGTACCTAATTCTTTAACTCTAATGTCATGCGGAACGATAATTCTTGAATATACATAACCTTTTCGTTCCAAAAAGTCGGCTAGGAACTGCAAACCCTCTCCGTTGAACTCCTCATAGTCAATAAATCGGTATTCATGCTTATGCCTTTGCACAAACCACATTGCAGTATTATCATTCATGCCTAAATCGAGGTAAACTTCGGTTTCTAAATCAACATCTTCCTCAACTTTGCCAATCCTTCCTTCTTCAAATGCCTTCTGCATCAATTTTCCGTAATAAGAACCACTAATATTAGCATTGAATGAACATTCAAACTCTTGCTCATAGGCATCTTCCCCCATGATCTTTCTTGCTTGTTCTAATTCATCTTTAGGTACAACTTTAGTCTCACTAACTGGTAAAACAACATTATACCATCCCTCAGTTTTCTTTGCGTACTCGTAAATCTGGTAAAAGTAATTCTGTAATTGTGGTGTTCCAATGAACACGCACCAAGTATGTTCCCCTGCCAAACCATTCCTATCCACTAATGCGGGTCTAATAATCTGGTTAAAGAGATCAGATGATAACATTTGTGTCTCATCCATCACACAACTATCAAAATAACGACCTCTTAGCTTTTGTCCGCCATCATTTGCGCCAACTAATTGAAGTCTAGACCCATTAGGGAAATCAACACGGAGTTCTGCCTCGTTATAATTAGTATCAGGCAACTTTTCAGTAAAAGTTTTTACATAATCCCATGCAACAGACTTAGCCATCGTTATAGTTGGTGCTATATAAACCCCCCTATAATTTTTTTTCTTTGTCCTTAAAGCATCCTTAATTAAGTGCATTATTGTCATCAGAGATTTGCCTAGTCTCCGATGTGCCACGATTACACTGAACCGATGCTTGTCTATTTGTTTATGTAAATGCTTTTGTACTTCACGCGGTTTATACGGAATTACAACTGTGGGCATAGTAAGTTATTTAAGTCTGTTTTTTTCTTTTTCAGTAAATTGTGCGCCAGTTAATCCTTTAATCTTTTGCATAATTCTTTTCTTTTCTTTTTCTGATACTTGTGCGCCAGTCATAAGTTTCTGGAGTCTCTGCAACTCTTTTTCAGTCATCTGTGCGCCTACATATATGTTATCTGCCATAATTTATCCTTTTATTAATGTAATGTTGATTTATCTCTGCTACTTAAAAGTTTCATAAGATATAATTTATCAAATTTTAGGGTGTTGAATAAAAGATCGGCAAACTCTTGCCTTTCAATGTCTGTATCAAACCCCTCTATTTCCAATAAGACAACATCTTTTGCGTCATCTACTGAAACTCTGAAACCATAGTTGTCGTCTGTCGTCATAAGACCCTCTCTTTTGTGCGTATGAAGTACCTATCTGGAACTCTGGTAAGCCGAGAAGATTTTGCCCTTGTCCTCTCGGTAAAACCCGCCAAAAATATAGTAAATTTCTGTGAATAATATTCTTTTTGTTTGTTTTTCAACATTAATTGTAATTAATTAACTAAGTATCTAGTGAAGATTACATTTTGACTCGTGAGTCAGGTCAACTTTTACGCGCCAGACTCGGATAGAATATTAATTAAGTTATTGAAATTAAAAGAGAGACAACCCTGAAAAGAGTCATCTCTCTATGTTTTATTAGTTCTTTTTTATGTTAGTTTGTTAGTTGTAATTGCGTATTAATGCCAATACTTGCAAGATTAACACCAATTACGGACAATATATTCTGATCTAGATTATTAGAGTAAATGTTATCTAATATATTTAATCTTACATCGTCTATCTGTTTTAGTTCTTTTCCTGCCTTTGATTTATAAAAAGCCTTTTTAGTTTCTTCATAACAACAATTAGTCAAAGTTGCATTTACTTCACTAGGATTATCATAATTGAAATATACTTGCCATCCTCTTATTTTTTCCCAGTTCTCTAAAACCTGAGTAAGTTCAGTTCGTGCCTTTTTTAATCCTTCTCCCTCTTTTTCTTTTATCTGATTTAATTTATGTTCTTCTTCTTTGTGTTTTTCTTCTAATTTTCTTAGCTCCGCTTTTTGTTTAAATTGTAAATCAACGCTTTTGTTTATAGTTTTTTCATACTTTGAATAAGCATTTTTATAAGACTCTAATTCTTTGTTGATTTTTAAAGTATTAATAAACTTATCCATATTCTTTTTAGACTCTGCTTGAATATGACTTTCAAACTCAGACTCTAAAGATCTTCTTTTTTCTCTGGTTAAATTATCGATTCTATTAGTCCACCACTCAATTTGAGCCTTATTAAATGGTTTTCTTGATACATCGGTATTATTTATTATTTCTTTATTCATAAATTGACTCCTTACTTTCAATTATTTATTTGTTATTGATCTTCTAAAAACTCTATAAAATCAGGATCATTCATTGTTAATTCTTCGACTCTGTTTCTATCAACCTTAAAAATAGGCATGTTTAACAGTCTATTATATCCGTCTATATATTGAGTTCTAAATTTAGTTGGTTTTAGTATTCTAGACTCTATGAAATTATCGTTGTAAAATCTTCCAGTTGAACCCTCAAATTGCAACCATTTACCAGTATTAATAAATCTACAAGCCTTCCTATATACTGTATTCAATTCACTATTCATTATTGACTCTTAGGAAACTTTGAATCTAAAAAAAGATTAATTTTATCTAATCTATTTAATCTTTTTTCCTTTTCATTAACACTAAGAGACTCCCAGTCATCAGGTTTTATGAATCCATTATCACTTACTAAATAAAATCTTAATCTTTGATCTAGTCTTTTATGCGCCATTTCTTCCTTAACTTTGGGAGTCTGATTAGACTCTGAGTGTTTACTCATTAAATCGAATACTTGAGATATTTGAGCAACTGTCTTGAATTTATCATCCATTATATAGACTCCTTTGTTTCTCAAGTTCCTTTTTAACAATGTAGTATTGTTCGTTTAGGTAGTCATATTTGTATGCTAGGTTAATTAAAAGCATAACCAAACAAACAATTAATATAACAACCATAAATGCTAAAAAACTAAGAGACATAAGAGACTCCATATAATTTTTTAGCCTTGTAGTAGTTTCTAACTCCATGAGTCATTAAATGCTTACAGTAATTGACAATATGCCTAGCCTGATTGCATTTTTCATGTAAAGTTAAATAATGCCTTAAATTTTCTTGTAAGACATTAATTCTATATTTAACAATAGTACCTGAATTAACACAAAATTTTCTTGGAACATTGGTTAAGGCTCTATCTATCATAGATCGCGCCATGATAGAGTCTTGATTGTCTTTTTCCTTTGCTTTATGCTTTTCTATAATTTCTTTTTCTAGTAATTGAGTGAAAAAGATTGAATCTTTTAAAATCTCATTATCTATCTGAGAATTAACTATCATAATCAGACTCCATTGACTCTTGATTACTTCTATCGTTTAAAATCTCAGTTAAATAATCAAAACTTGAATCAATATCAAATTTTGAATCTAGTGTGATGTTATCTTGATATTCTTCCATTTTACGACTCCTTTTAAGTTGTTTAATGTTGAGTCGTATTATATAGAAAATGTTTACATGTGTAAACTATTTAGAAACATTTTATTAAAAGTATTGATATTATATAAATGATACCAATATTAAGCTATGCTAGTAATAATTGAAATAACTATAACTATTCCAATTATTGAGATTATAGCGCGTTTTATCTTTTCTTTTTTATCTAAGTATTCAAATTCTTGATAATAAATATCAAGTATTTTTTCTTTAATTTTTGTTAGAAATTCCATAGTTTTTTTTCCTATTCGGTAGAATGATTTTTTCCATTCGGTAGAATGATTTTTAGTATTCGGTAGAACGAAATCGCGTATTCGGTAGAACGAATCATGTCATTCGGTAGAATGGTTTTGGCAAGTTATTGATTTGTTTTGAAGATGTTTCGATTAAGCATACATGTTGCCTAATTATATATAGAAACAACTATATATTGTGTGTTTTGTCAATTCTTTTTTAAATAAATGTAATGTTTGATACTACCTTTTGCTAGTTTGTTAATCCTCAACTGCAAATCCAATAATATGCCAAGATAAGCGACTCTAATCGTCTCTCTCGATACTCCGTATAGTTTTGCTAATCTTCGGTACGAATTGCCTCTGTGTCGGTCATACAGTAGTCCTCTATCATAATCATTAAGGGTTAATGCTAGTTCTGTTGCTACCCAGTATCTATCAATATCTTCTTTTGTTGGTGCTATGTAAGTTTGCTTTTTATTCTTCCATGTATTCACTTTATCTGAAAATTCTTCTGGAAACTCCCATTTCATTATATTTCCCTTTAATGATTTTGGCACAATAGGTGGTAGTCGTTTATCTGTTTTATAGAAATCATCGTAAAGATCCATAAGATCACCTATTTCTATCATATTATCCTTTCTCTTTTAGGTAATTAACAATAATCTCATGTTGTTTTGTGGGGTTTAATTCTGCTTTTGCTCTTAGAAGGTACTGTTTATAGTCATTGTTCTTTTTATTTCTCTCAATTGCGCTTTGGTAAGCGAAATTGCTCCTTTTAGACATCTGTTTAACAATATATTGTAATTCTTTTAACTTATTAGCCTTCCTCTGCTTTTCAGTAGGCGGTTTATAATCTTTGAGAAGGTTATCTATTAAGTTCATTTTTTAAATTCTATAATATTATTTCTTAATAGTTTTATATCTTTATAGGTGGGCGATTTCACCCTACTGCGTTGGGTCTTTTTACCCATCGTTCTTTTCTTTCTTAACCTCACAATATTACTGCTATCAAAGTAATAATGGTTCGCGCCATTGTGTGCTAATTGCTCCCATTCGATCAGTCCGAGTTCTCTTAACTCCTTTAGACACCTCATCACCGATTTTCTACATTTCACATTAATTTGTTTTGCAAGGTAAGATAATGACGGATGCACTCCGCTAGAATTGTTGTTTCTAAAGCCGATAAGTACCATGAATAATATCTTGGCATGGCTACTCATATTTAATTGAAAGATCCCTTGCGAAACTTTTACGAAATGCTTTGTGGGGTTCAGCAACTCGTCAATTGTGTATTCAGTCTTTTTTTTCATTAAACATTCCTTTATCAAAACCCCATGAATCCCAACCTTCAACATCTTCTCGGCTAAACAGTTCTATACGAGGTATATCGCCAAATAATTCGACTATCTTATCCCTTACTATGTCTGGTTTTCTGCTATGTTCCCTTATGGGTTCATAGATGATCTGACTTACTGCTTTAGATTCTCTTTTAAGGGGTTTACCTCTAGTTCCAAGCAATAAGCACTCGATATTTTGTCTGGTGTAATATCCTTGTCCGAAAAAGAAACTATCTGCTTTTTTATTCTTCTTTACCCAACAAAATGCGACTGTTTTATATCTATACCCCCAACTTGCCATTAGATTAATGCCAGTTATTAATTTAGGGTTCGTGACCCACATAAACATCGCACTATTTGGTTTTCCAATCTGTTCTACTGGCAAGGCATACAATTCCTCATCAGTCATAGTTGGATAAGGCACTACATCTTTTTTATCGTAAGTTCTAAATTTGTAAGGCGGATCAACATACAATATATCATATTTCTTTTGAATAGGTAGGGGTTCTACATTATGTAGTTCAGTACCAGTTTCTATATCATAGATTCTACCCATTAGTTAAATAAACTCGCGCTTATTGATTCACAGTAAGGTTTAATTGTTTCAATCTTTACTAAACATGCGGTCTTTTCAACTGTATCTCCGTTGCCGATAAATGTTCTGCTAGGAACACTATTCATGAGTAAACATTCAATTATTTTTATTGGTCTAATACACAACAAATTATTTCCAGTTTCCCAGTACCAGTAGTCTGCTTGTGTTCTAAGTAGTCCACTTGGTTTTCCATACATGTATAACTCGACAACTAAGTTCCCAGTAAATTGACTTTTCTTATCTAATTTAACCTCTATCTTCTTATCGTTCTCTGGAATGAAAATGTCGTACTCTGAAAATTTATTTTTAATTAATACCGCGCTAGGATATTTTGTTTGGATCTGTTCTAGTACAAGGTGTTCTACCTCACGACCAACTAATAAACTTTCTTCAAATTGTGCCATTTAAGTTCTCAACCATCCATTTTGTTAATTGTTTATTGCGTCTGAAAACTTCGGTATAGGCATTTGCAAAACTATCTACTGTTGGTTCTTCTTCTCGGTCTTTTAAATTGTAGATATAATAAATAGCATGACCAATTTCGTGAAGGACAAGAGATACTGCTCTTGCTCCACCTTGCTCTATAATTGACTCATCTAGGAATATAACCTGATCTCTTGCAACATAACTACCTTGCTGATCCCCAACCTCTAAGGCAACTTGCTGATCTAACAATTTGAAGGCTATTGTGTGGTAGGAAATATCTACAACCTTTGGTAAGGGTGTTTTATTTACCTTGACCATGTACTGCCTTGTAGTGTTCGGTAAAATCTTTAGATTGTACCTTTCCTTCGGTTAAAATTTCTATTTTACCCATAATTTCAGGATTAGGTTTCCTTAATCCTAGACAATATCTATTAGTTGTCCTTCTAGGATTAGTACCCTCAATACCCAGTAAATTAGCCAATTTTTGTAATGTTAGATTGTTTTCTTCTCGATACTTTTGTAATTTCATATTTGCTATATACCTTATTCTTGGCTACTAGCAAACAAAAAAGAACATAGTATATAAAATAGATACCTTAGAAAACTATTGTGATAATTGTGAATGTATGTATAATGTAGCCAGAATGTTAATAAAGGAAGGAGAATGTAAACATAATGGTTAAGTTATCAGATAATGCCAATTATCTTAAAGTTATCTTGGATAGTTATAATATATCACAGACCGATATGGCAAAACAGATTGGTCAGTCTAGGATTAACTTTAACAAGATAGTAAATAACAACAGAAAGCTAGATGTAGAAACTGCTAGGAAGATCGGTAAAATAATTAATCGTTCATGGTTTGAATTGTATGAGCCAATTGAAATGATTGTTCAAGTTCATGGAGAGATTAATCAATTTGTAGGTGAGAAGAAAGCACCAGAAGTAGAGTTAAATGACCCCATATACACAACACCTAGATATATTCGTTTAGATCATTTCATATCTGATGTTAAAAATCTAATCTGTCTTTACGATCCTCAAGGATCATCCGTCTGGTTATTAGAAAAAAATGCAAAAACAAAATCAATACCAGATAATAACTATGGAATGTATATGGTAAAACATAAAAACGGAGCATTGGGTTTTGTAAATAAATCCTTTGACGGAAAATTTAGAAGATATGACCCCTCTGTTGATTGGGATAATAAAAAGATTAAGAAAGCAGATTGGGAGTATGTAATTCCAGTAGCAAGGATTGATTGGGATTGGGATTGGATAAACGAAAAAGGCGAGATACTTAAAGATATTCCAAAATAAAAAAAGACACTATTTATTTAGTGCCTTTTAATTATCCATTCACAATCATCAGTATAAATTGCATTGTATTTGTGTTGTACTTGATCCATTTCACAACCAAAACAAACATCACCAGAGCAACGACAAGTATTGCAATCTTTGTTAGGTTCTACAAAATCTAAATTTAGAAGAATATAACCATAAATTATTTTATCATCATATAAAAAACCATGTTCTTTTTTACTCATATTTACCCCATTCATCAATTTCTTCTTGATTATTTTTGTAGTAAAACCATAAGTCTTTATCAGGTACACTCCACAATAAATCTTCAGGTGTTCCCCACTTGGTTTTTATGTTTTTTGTTGGTTTTACATAAGCAAAACTATCAGCGCCCTCACTCCAAAAAATTGCGCCTCTTTCCGCCCACATTCGACCAAAACGAAGTTCGTTTACTTGCACTTCTCTTAATTCGTTTATGCAGTACAATCTTGTTTTTCTTAATAACTCTGCTTTATCTTTATTCATTAGTACATTCTCTCAACATCTAATTCAACCTTGAGAACCGCTTGTTCATAATAACCTTGTCCTTCAAGGTTATCATCAATCAAGAAATCTAAAGTTTTATATAGTTCACCAATACAGTATGGTGAGCCTTCATAAATTTTTGTTTTAGTTATTTTAGGTTTTTTATATTTTATGCGTTTCTTTTTATTACTATCGTAATATTCGTTTTCGGTTATTACCTTTGAAACCGTCATATTGTTATATGTTATACTCATTTTATTCTCCTTTTTTTATTTCTCGTTCTTTTGTCTATAACGAGAGACTAATCTCATACTTGTAGATACACCCTTGACAAAACAATGGGTTTCTTTTCCCAACATATAAGATCAAATAGTCTCTCTATCCTTTGACACAAGGAATATCTAATCTAATTTGTTTGTTTAATATGTTCCAAATCATCCTTTTTATTCTTCCTTTAAAAATGCCCAAAAATAGTTTTTTGCCTCTGCAAAATAATCAAACTTTTGTAATTCTAATTTACCTTTACACAATGACCATTTAAAACCATAAGGGTCTTTAGTTAATTTTTTAATGTAAAAATCTTTTTCTAATTTTCTAATTTGTGTCATCATTTCCTTCTAGACCAGATTATAAACTATTTGGCTACTTGATACAAGATATTTTGGCTACAATTATTTGTTGATAAACTAGGAAATATTAGATTAATAATTCACCTAAACATAAAATAAAAGGTATTGTGGCTATTTTTTGTTTGCTATGAGTCGTAAATCGAACTATAAAGGAATCTAGTTTTTATTGAGATATGACACTTAGTGAAAACAATTAATGAAAGAGTACCTTAGACTCCTTTCAAAGCTAGGGCATGGGAAGGTACTCGGTAGAATAAACTACTTCATGAAACCCATGCTCTAGCGCAAATGTGGTGATGCAATTAAGAGAACAAAATATAATTGGTGATGCAAAAGTATGGTCAGGTAAAAACCCTAACCAGAAAAAACTTGTAGATGATTATTGCAAGGAAAACAATTTTATTATCGGTGAAGAATGGCAAAGGGCGGGAATTAACTGGTTAAGTAATAATAGTGCCTCTCAAGAATTGGATCAGTTTTATTATGGTTATATTAGAAACCCTTTAAATAGACATAAATTTTCAAGACATAGCAGAATGGAATTTGGCAAGTTTGTTGATGAAGGATCTGGATATATTGTTAATGGTGAAATGTCATACGATCAAGTTGTATCGAACATTTATGACTCGGCAAAAAGATATGAGCCTTCTAGTGCAGATGAAACAGATAAAGAGAGAGTCGAACATTATTTAACAATTGTTGAGAATTATTTAAAACATACAATTGATGTTCTTTACGGATTGAAAGAGCAATTCGGTACAATGCTTACTCAATATCCTTTAGTTCTTAAAATGGAAGGGTTAAGAGTTTTATTTATTGGTTTTGCAGATTTCGTTTTTTTAAAAGACGGAAAGATTGCAAAGGTAGTAGAATTAAAAACAATGTGGTCTAACCCAAAAGGTTTTTATAAAAAAAATTACAGAGATAAAAAAATGGGAGATCGTATCTGGACTAAGCAATCTATTCCATTAGAGCCTCGTTCAATTAACTTACCTCAAATAGCAATATACAGTTTCGGACTTAATCATCCTCTAGATGTTATGTATGTAAATGAAGATGAGGCGGTACTTATGGAGAATGAAGATTATCCTCAGATACAATGGGATAATTTAAAAGAGGTCTTAAAGTATGTAAGAGTCAATGCAATTACTCGGCAGAATTTATTATCAATAGTGAACGATCCAAGAGATTTATTCCAAATCATACAACCCGATTTCTCTCATTGGAAATGGCGCGGTGTGGAGAAAGAATATTTAGATGACGCAAAAAAACTTTGGTTAAACCAGAAAGGCAAACAATGACAGAGAAGAAAACAGAAAACAAAAAAACTAAGTCGGTAGAACGAAATACGGTAGAATATAAAACAATCACAGAAAGATTGTTCGATGCTATCTCAAGTTGTGCGACAGTTAAGAAAAACAATACGCAATACAATAAAGGATTCTCCCATGAGGATATGTCAGATTCGGTAAGAACTGCGTGTCTAGAGAATGGGCTAGTTCCTCAAATGGAATTGAAATTTGAGAAGGATGAGCATGGTGTTGGATGTCATGCGTTGTTTATTGTAGAAAATAAAACCCCAGTTAGAAACTCTGAGGGTCATTTATTCAATGAAAGAAAATTAGTTTGTCAGGGATATGCTTATTCTGATTGGCAACCTAAGACACAGAAACCAATGACATGTGGTTCGGTGTCGAGTTATGCGTCAAAGTATGCGCAACAAAAAGGATTCTTTGTAGATACTGATGAAAAACTAGACTTTAGAAACCCTAGTGAAGAAGTGCCTCAACAGAATAAAGGTAGTGTTGGTGAAAATATACCAAGTAATGCCTTCAATAACTTAATAAATAACTAAAGGAAAAAAATATGGCAGAAGGAATGTATATCAATGCTAAAATCACAGAAGGCGAAAAGCCCAATCCCCAAGCACCAGACTTTCAAGCATGGTTTAAAAACAAGAAAGAGTTTTCTAACAATGTTTTTATGGATGATGCGCTTATGGAACAAATAAAGTTAGATAAGAACTGGGTACAGTTCGATGCTTACTTAGACTTCGGTGATGCGGTAAATGACAAAGGTGATAGTGTTAATGATCTAGTTAGAAAAATTTTTCAACAATATAGTGGTCAGGTAAACATTAGATTAAAACCTAAGTGGAATAAACCCGCAGAATAATGGAGTATGCAAGTGAGACATGCGACCATGCTAAAAATTTAGTACAAGGTGATAGACATAGGCAACATGGTGATAAGGAAGAAAATCATCAAAACATTGCTAGTCTCTGGTCAGCTTATCTTGAACTGAATGTCTCCCCCCATGATGTCGCAGTCTTATTTGCATTAGCCAAGATCGGTAGAACGAAAGCGGGGTGTTATAACCCAGACGATTATCGAGACGCAGTTGGATATATGGCAATTGCACATGAATTAAAATCCAAGAGAGAAGATGAATTAGAATATGAACGAAATAATAATACCGAATAGAATGACTGGTGTTGGTTTCAAACTTTTATTAAGAGCAACTAACGGTGGCGGATATAAAGTACACGCAATGGTTTATTGGGATTTAAAAGAAGAATTAATAGATGACCTACCAGTAATTAGAAAGTTAAAAATATCAGCAAGACCGATGACTGGGAGTACCTCAAGAGGCGACTTCTTAGATACACTAATTGAAGAATCAATTATAGGTTTCAATCGCAACCTTAAAAAAGGCGGTTCATTCGATCAAGAATGTTTAGCGCTAGGAAAATCTGGATTCGTTGGAGTAGTAGGAAACTACATTCGAGAAAACTTCAAGGATATACTAAGCAACAAGTCAGACGGAAGAAAGATAGAACTACAATTAGATTCTAAAAATAGATTAAGTAGTAATTATAAAGAACAATTAATTAATGGAGAAACTATATGAGTAGAGGGAATAGCACTAACTATTCAAAGCAGAGAATAATACATAAATCATTATCAATCTCATTTGAGGAAGAAACTTTAAAGGGTGTGGTAAAACAACTTAAAGAGATTGTTGATTTCCATAATAAAGATTTTAAAGACAAAGCAGAAAAACTTTATGGTCAAGCGGATATAGAGGGTGTTGAGATACTTGTTAAGGTTCAAAAGAACAAGCATAGCAATCAAAGTGTAATAAAGAGATTAATACAAAAAGAATGGGATAAGACAGTAGGTAATAAAATTGCTATTGATTCTGAAATTGAAATTAATGGGAAGTTCCATGACGATTATATGGATGGAATGACAGAAAATGTTTTGGATTGAATCAAGTAAGAACAGAGACACAATTTTTGAATGTGATAATCGTGAAGTTTGTGAGCAAATATGTGAAATGCTAAACAAACATAGCAAGTTCAGAACTTATACTTGCCATCCAGAAAGAGATTTTGAGGGTGTGCCTATATGAAAAATGTATGCCATTACTGTCATCAAGAATTTGATATTACAGTTCATCAAAAGACAAAGAAATATTGTAGCAACCCTTGTTATGATAAAGCCAATTATTCAAAAAACCATGCTAGAAGAATACAGAAAAAGATAGATCATATAGAGGAATGTAAGAAATTAGTACAAAATGGTAATTAAATCTTTTAATATCTTTGCTAAAATTTTAATAATTGCACTACTTATATGGCTATGTGTTGAGTTGGAGATAACAATTAAACAAAGTCAAAATTCAAACTGGTGTTCGCCAGAAATAGACTCTCTTAAAGAAATGGTCGGAGACCTTTGGTATCTGAATGGACTCGACAATGTGACTCTCGACAAGAGTCAATAATTTTATTTATTTTTTTCACTTGCAAAAATTCACTCAAGGTGAATAATGGCTACATAGTTAGTGAACTTGTGGTGAAGATTTTTAATTAGGAAAGAAAATAGTTAGGGATTTGGCGGGTCACAGTAAGTTCAAGAACATCATGTACCAAGAATAATAACTGTTGATTCGCCTCATTCTTTTAAAAAACACCTAAATTACACAATCTTTTATCGAGTTAATAACTGGGTTTGGAAGGTTTCACCGCCTACTTAGTGACACCAGAAGAATAGTGAATAAGGGAATATTATACATAAGATTTATATATATCCTTAAACTTTACAACCAAGAAAGGTTATGGAACAATGTTAATGAAAAATCTAAGTGAAGGTGACAAGAGAAGTATAAAGAACTTTCTTACTGATAAGAGATTCGATGTGGATAGATTAAGTGAGGAAGATGCAGATGTAGTTATGGGGATTCCAGAAATGTGTGAATTACTCATGGAACATATTGAACAAATAAAAGGAGTCAGTAATGGAAAGAACACAAATACTAAATAAATGGCAGAATGAATATGGGCAAGGAACTGTCTATAAGATTTATGAAACTGTAAATGGTAGAAAGGAATTTAAAGCATACCAAACAAAGTTAAAGAAGTTGGATGGTTCGGTAAAACAGTTTACTAAGAAAAATAAAGAGAATTTAATTGAACAGATTGCGGGTCTAATAAGACAAATAGATGAAGGGAAGATTGTTGTTCCCAGACCTAAGACAACCCTTATTCAGTCTATAAATTATTATGTTTATTGCTTAGAAGAAAAAAGAGGTGAGGGTAAAATATCTACGAGCAACTTTAATCAGAAGAATGGTAATGCTCAAAAAATAATTAATATTCTATATGGAGATGATACTTTGTCTAATCGGGATATAAGAGATTGGCAGAGTAGTGATACTTTAAAGCTAATGAATTATTTTAAGAAAAGAACTCAATCAGCAAATGTTCTTGGTACTTATCTTAAAATCATCCAAGACTCATTTTTTAATTCAATGAACACAAACGACTTTGATGCCAAAGATCAAAACCCAATTGTTCAGTTTAAAAAGAATCCAGTTAATATGATTGATCTTAAAATTGATACCGAGACTCACAGAAACGATACAATGAAATTAATTGAGAAATGGGATTTTAAAATGGTTAAGGAATTTAAGGAAACAATTGAAAATCGTGTGCTGAGATTAGTCATTTCAATATGTTTTTCATGTGGGTTGAGGATTAGTGAAGTCTTAGGATTATTAACAAAGGATTTTATAGATAACACTGGGAACTATGTTCCTAAGTTAGATGTTTATTCACAAATTGATCGTGATGGATTTCAGAGGAATGTTAAAACTTCTGCGGGTAATAGATATGTTCCACTTGGAACTGGGTTAGCAGATGAATTAAGGAATTATATTAAGCATAGGAATAACGATCCATTTACAAAGAATAATGAAATATTATTCCCTTTGTTTAAGGATGGTAAAACTATGTGGCATAATTATAGAACTGCACATAAAGAATTAGTGCCTTATTTAATTGGTAAGTTTGAACTGCCGAATAATCATAAGTTTCATTTCTTTAGGCACTGGTGTGTGACTATGTGGAAACGAAATGCTATATACAATGGATATGATATTAGTAGGTTCATTGGTCATAAAAATGAATCCGTCACTGCGAGAGTATATACACATTTATTTTGTAAGCAGTTAGAGGAGCAAGATCGTTGCGATAAGGATGACTATATAAATAACAGATTATTTTGATTTTTTAGTTTTAAGAAGTTCATCTAATGGGTTTTCTGGGAAACCAAGTTCAGCTTTTCTTTGCTTTTCTTTTTCCGATTTCTCATTTGCCCAATAAGTTTCTAAGCATTTGTCAATCTTTGAATGATGAATGTAAACCTTTTCAATATTAGGGTACATTCTTTCTTCCATTACGAAACCATCATCGCGTCTGACATTTCTATGACATATAGGGCATTTACCCAGAATACTCTCAGCAGGATATTTCTTTGAGTATGGGTGATACTTATTTTTTTTAATCAATTATTTCTTTTTACTAATTATTTTATTTAACCCAGTGACTCCCATACTTGCTGAAACAACTATTGAAATCATAATCCAAAACATAGGGTCAGCAGACTTTAATATTTCCCAACCCTTTTCCATGTGAG